ATGACCTCGAGCGCCTTGGCGTATGCTCTCACGTTTGGTCCCTTCTCGAGGCCGCGCGCGGAGTCAGTCATGTCGCCTGTGACGGCCTTGTTGTTGATGGCTCTCTCGTCTGCGTCGAAGATGTTGACGCCGTCGAAACCGCCCTGCATCAGGAATGTAAACTTCGCGAACTGCCTGTTCGTGTTGATGTCGTCGGTCTTGAATGCCCTGACCTTCGCTTCGTCTCCACTGCTGACAGAGGAGATCTGTGAAGAGAACTTGGTTCCTGCACCGCCGCTTCTGCAGTAAGCAGCGTAGGTCCACTTGTTCGGATCAGCGAGGTTGTTGGATCCTGTGACGACCTGGACGTTCTCGAGTGTGAAGAAGTTGTTGCAGAACCTATCAGAGTCGATCACGCCAAAGTTGGCAGAGTCTTCCTGACCAGGGTTGCTTCCCGTTACGAACTTCGCGTCGGTCACTGCGAAGCTCGGGAAGAACTTGGCGAATGAGGAGAGCGAGGCGTTCGCAACGGTATTGTCGTTCTTCTTTGCGAGTGTGAGAGGATGCTCGAACTGAGCTCCCCAGTAGAACTTGGAGTTGACGGTCTCTCTCGTCGACCACTCCTCTCCGTTCGTGATCTTGAACCTGAAGGGGAGTGGTGGAGTGACGAGTCTCTTAGAAGCTGTCGCGACCGCGAGGACAGAAGCGTCAGCGCCCAATACGCTTTGCATTGGAGACGATCCTGATGTCACCAAGTGGTCGATTCCACGGAAACCCATCGGAATCGCTGTGGGATCGACGAATCCGTTCTCGACTTCCTCAGCAACTTCTACTCTGACGTAGTTTGAGCGGTTCTCGTAGTTACCTTCGACGACGAGTCTCTGTTCGGACTCCTCTCTGTCGAAGTCGTAATAGGCGTAGATGTCGCCGATGACCTTGGCGATGTACCTGTCTGAGGTAGGATCGAGGTTGACGCCTCTGTAGACTTCGTTTGCAACTTCCTTCTTGTCTTGGTCTCTGTCGTCCCACTGGCGAAGGACAACGTCGAACGATCCGTACTTGTTCAATGGGTCGTTGGAGACTACGAGATTCTCGACAGAGACCTTGAAGTTGGTGGACGTTCCTGCGCCGTCGTCGAGGCCGTGAAGTTTGAAGAGATTCTGTGACTTGCCACCGAACTTCTGTGAGACGACCCAAGGAGAAACGGCATGGCCAAATCTGTCCTCAAAGTTTTCGTAGTTAGGAACTGTTGCAGAGCTCTGGTTTCTTCCGAGCGAAGACGTGAGGATGAATGCGGAAGGCTCTCTGCTGTTCTGTCCTATGACCGATCCTGCTCCGTACAGCGTGTTCAAGAGACCAGAACCTGTCACGACAGCAAGCGAAGGATGGACGTCCCAGTTAGCATAGAGATAGTGTCCCGATTCTTGAATCTTCTCTGGGTCTGTGTTGAACACATTGGCAAAGTAGTTTGCAGAAGTGGGATCGAAAGAAGCTGTTATGGCATTTGGATGACGTACGTCTGTGCCCTTGTGACCGTTGAGCAAGAGGACGAACTCCTGCTTTGGAACGCCACCAGAAGAGAGGACGACGGCACCGAGAGCATCACCCTTTGCTGTTGAATCAAGTCCAAGAGTCGTGGCCAAAGGTGCGCTGCTGTCTGAGCCGTGCGAGGACGAGAGTCTCAAGAGAACGCCCGAAGGTGCCATCACGACGCCTCTCACGATCGGAAGCGCTGTGTTGACGCCTGGTGTCACCGAACCGGCGCCTTGCAGTCCTGCGTCGCTGAAGAATGTCGAGCCTGCAGACTCCGACATGAAGCATCCGAGGAAGTAAAGGCGACCAAGCGCGCCGCCATCAGCAGCGTAATCGTTGTTGTCTAGGACGCCGCTTGTTCCCGGAAGTTTCTCTCCGACGACGAAGCCTGCACTGGTGACGCCGCCGGTGACGGTATCTCTCTCTTTTCCGTCACCGACTCCCAAAACCTTGAGGTAGGTAACAGACTGAGCGTTTCTGAGCCATTCAACAACTGCGAGTGGTCCAAACTTCTTTCCATCTGTCTGACCGAACTTGGAGTACCAGTCTGAAAGATTGCCGACGGTGATTGGTACGAAAGCCGGGCCCTTCAGAGATGTACCCACTATTCCTGCTGGAATGCCGACGGGCTGTTGCGTAGTTGGACCTGAGATGTCGATCTCTCTTGCCGTTACGCCTGCGCTTCCGAATTTCAGTTGTGCCATTTATCTGCTCCCAATTTCTTTCTAACTATGTGCCTGAAGGCGAATTTCAGACGAATTGCACGCCACTATTTGTGATGATGAAGTCGATTGCGATGTATTCCACCACTCTCGTCGGAACGACCACGATTCGACCGTTGAGGCGGTTGAGATCGACATCATCCTGTGTGTTGTTTGATTCATTCATCACGACCTGGAAAGCCTCGACTCCGGCCTGTGCCTGAATGAGGCTGAGCTGGAACGAAGCGTCTGCAACGAATCCATTTCTAACGGTCGGAGTGTTCTGCTCGAACACAAGTCTCTGTGCGATTCCGATGATGATGCGCTTGATCTCGAGCATCAACCTGCGGACGTTGACTCTATCGAGAGCCGACTTGTTGATCTGGAGGGTCTTCTGACCGTAGATCACGTAGCCGAGTCTCGGGAAGGTGGCGATCGGGTTGATGCGCGACTCGTAGAGACGATCCTTGTCAGCGCTGTTCAAACGTACTGCAACGTTATTGACGAAGTCGAGTGCTGCTCTGTTGAATCCTGCCGGTGCGAACCAGGGGTAGGCGACTCTGTCGTTGAAGGCGAGGGCGCCGACGGCCGCGACTGAAGCAGGCACCTTGACCTTACGCCTATTGGCAGTGTCATCGATGAAGACTTCCGGGTAATAGACGGCTGCGTAGTTATTGTCTATGGAGCGGCCATCAAACGTGTTAGTTGTCCTCGTGACGTTCGGCTTTTCAGTCGAATCATCATAGAGCCTGTTTCCGTTATCGTCATATGAGGGGATGTCCATGACGTACATCGAGAGGCCGTAGTCTCTGACCTTGCTCATGACCTGATCGGTGATGTAAGGCTCCTTGATACCAGGTATCACGAGGAGATTGTTGTTGGCCTCCATCGGGTTCGTTGCGATGTCGGCTGCCTGCAAGTAAGACTTGACACCGTTGTTGTTGACGTTGAGTCCCGAAGGATTGGAAGGCGTGAGTCCTGAGAATCCGCTCACGCTAGTGACTTCTGCGCCGCCACCTGCGTCGAAGGAGACCGACTTGTCGTTGAGGCGGCGAGCGTCTCTGTTGAGGAAGTTGGTTCCATCGAATCCACCGTACATGAAGTTGGTGAACTTGGCGTATCCAGAGAACCTGTTGTAGACGGACGCCGACTGAGACGAGAGGAGAGTCGCGAGCGTCATTCTCCTTCTGCTGCCCGAAGTCGTGTCTGTGATCGTGTAATCGGTGCTGTCGACGCTAGCATTTCTAATGTAGGCAGCCTCTCTCATGTGGTTGTTGATGGAACTCGTGAGATCGTTGACAGACGTGTTGTAGAGAGCGACCTTTGCAAGCGTGAACTTGTTGTTGTGAAGGTCGTTGGCAGTCGAACCTGTCACAAGAGCATCCAGCTTCTTGATGCCACAGAACTTGGTGAGTGACTCAAGAAGTGGGTTCTTCTCATTGACGACGTTGGCATTGAGAACGTCTGTCGCAGTGGCAGACGAAGCGGTGCTTGACCTCTCGAACTTAACACCCCAGTAGTAAGAGACGTTAGCTTGCTCCTTTGTGCCAGGCTGTCCTATGAATGTCAAGCCTGTGCTAGCCACCTCGCCTCTCGTGACCTTGAACCTGTGCGGGACAGGTGGCATGAAGGAGCTGGTGACGTTCGTTACCGACAACTGACCATAGAGTCTAGAGCTCGAAGGCGCAAGGGTATCTGTGATCTTTGTGAGCGGGTTGACGTTGAGGACCTCAGGACCCTTGAAACCGAAAGGAACTGCCTCAACTGGCACATTACCTGCTTCGATCTCAGGATTCATGACGATTCTGACGTATCTTGAGTTGTTTGAATACTTGCCTGTGGCGACGAGTCGCTTCTCAGATGGATTGACAGCGTCGAAGTTGAAGTAGACCTTTCTGTCACCCACGAGCTTCGCCACATAATTCTCAGAATTCGGGTCCAAGGAACAGTTGGTGAATTGTTCGATTACAACTGGGCTGTTATCAGTGTCATTCCAATCGCGGATCTGAACGTTGAATGTGCCGTACTTGTTTGCTGGGTTCGTCGAGGCCTTGATGTTGCTGATGGAGACCTTGTAGAGCGCATTTGCATACTCACCGTCATCCAAAGCCTCGAACTTGAAGAGGTCGTACTCAGTCTTTCCAAAAGGCTGGGAGATGAAGTAGGTCGTCTGCGGAGCTGTGTATCTCGTGTCGTACCTGCCGAACACCTCTCTAAACGTCTTGTTGTCACCGTTGACTGTTGTGTTTGACGATCCAGAAAGAATGGCGACTGTCGCTTCGTTCGCCACAGAGGCGATGTTGAAGTCGACCGCAAAGTCTCCGTGCAAGTAGTGCTGCTCTTGGACGAACTTATCTGGGTCTCTGTTGAGAACTTTTGCGAAGTAATCCTTGTCAGACGGGTCAAACGATGCTGTGAGGATCTTCACACCTGGCGAACCATCAGAGGTCGAGAACGAAGATCCGAGAGAAGACGAGATGACGATCTTGAACTTGCCTGTAACGTCGGCCTTCGTGTCGTCGTTCACGGATGCGTTAAAGGTCTGTGTGATTGTTGAGCTTGAAAGCACCATCACTCTCGCCGTCGATGGCGTCATGATGAGGCCTCTTACGAGGTTAATCGATGACTGACCGTTGACCGTGTCGTTATCGTCAAACATCGGCATGCCAATAGAGCCATTAGCCGAGAGGGTGTGATTTGCGACCAACAATTGAACGAGTCCTGTGTGACGTGAGTCACCAGCAACTGCAGGAGATGCACCAGGTAGTTTGAATCCTGCGTTCCTGACATATCCGTAGTTGAGTGTAGCATCAAGATCTGCATCTGTGTAGTTCGATCCTGCTCCGAGAACTCTTATGTAGGTCAATGCTGCCCTGTGCTTGAGGAACTCGTTGACGGCATAAGGACCAAACTGCTTCGGATCGAGATCTCCGAAAACTTGAATGAACTCATCGAAGTTGGCAACAGTCACAGGAACGAAAGCAGGTCCCTTGTTAGAGGTACCGATCACGGCTGCCGGGACGCCCACAGGTCCAGTGATAGTTGGCGCGGAAAGGTCAATCTCACGCTCGTAAAAGTTGGGCGCCTTAAAAGTCTGCTCGGCCATTATCTAATCTCCTTCAGTCTGTGATTCTTCGCATAACTATCACCGACAAAGTCAGGAAGATTTACTTTGTAACCACAATTTCGAGACCGTCCAGGTGGGCACCTGAGAAAACAGTTTCTCCTTTAGAGTTTGTGCTGACTACTTTCACAGAGTGACCTCGAGGCAGCGTCTTGCTTGCAGGATCTTCCGAGTCAGCCACGGGATCGTTAACGTCTTGTAGAACTGGGTAGACCTTCTGTTGTCTCCAACCCACAGATCTTTGATCAGGTCTATTGTTCTGTTGAAGATCAAGAGGAAGTGTTGGATCGTCAGATCCGAGAACGTACTTGTCTTCTTCTTCAGTCTTAGACATGTCGACAGTCGAAGCTTCGAAGTATATCATGGGAGAAGAAACGTACCTCTTTATTGGAACGGGTGCACCCGGTGCAGATGTGGCAAAAAAATATGCAGGTACAGTGACACTGAAAGTGTTCTTAATGAACCTCTCCTGCTGAGACATGTCGTCGAAGTTGGTCTCAACGGTGAAAGAACCGTCGTCGACCTTCGCTACGAACCAGTAACCTTTGTTGGTCTCTATCTTCCAAGACTGTGCCTGTGGAAGGAAAGAACTGAATATCTTTTCAATTATCTGATTTGTGTGCTGTGTGTATTGAGTCCAGACTGTGATCTCATACTTCGCAGTGTAGAACTGCGGCATGGGCACGACGATCGTCTCGTACACGTTGTTGGTCCTGTTGGGAGTGAGATACGCACCGTCTTTTACGAACTTCTCGTTCTTAAGCTGTCCGGTTGCTCTATCCGTGTAGACTGGGCTTCCTGACTTAGACTCAGAAAGTCCTTCCTGATTAGGCAAAAATAGTCTGTTTATTAAATTTTGATAATTCCTGTCTGACTTGTCGAGGCGGCGGCGGACTGTCAGTTCTCCTAATTGCTGGTTTATTCCCCTTCCAACGACGTCTTCTGAGACAGTTTGATTCATCTCTGTTCTCATTATAGTGATCAGAGGAAGCAGAAGTGTGTTGTTCTTGTCTCTCAGCAGTCTGCCTCTCTTCAACATGGCCCACTTCTCACCTGCTGCGAAGATGACAGGAACCTTCTTCATAGAGGCAGAATCAATACCTCCATACTGTGCACTAATCTCTTTATCAAACAAATTGAAGATGCCGACGTCAACGTCTTCTATTCCGCATGAAGGTATTGTGATGTCAGGAACACCGTTTGAATTCTCATAGCCAGACGGAAGAGGTAACTGTTGATAGTTTTTTCTGGAGTCGTTCTTAAATCTAGTCGACATTCTTTACCTCATTCGTCGTAGAAAGCGTTGCCGACATCATTAGGATCGCCTTTACCTGAGACCTCTTTGGGCCCTGTCAATGGCTCCTCAAGAACGCCGACTTCAACAAGGTCTCTCTTATCCCCCGTTAGATTGCCATCCTTGTCGGTCGACTTTCCTCTCTGCTGATAGAAGTCTTGCTGAACAGCGTCAGCGTCTGTGTAACTGATATCTGTAGGTCCCTTGAGAGGAGCGTGGAAGAGTCCCTCGCGGGCCTTGACGCCAATGAGACGTACACCGTCCTTATGCTCAGGCATGCCATAGATGTTTCTCATGAAGTTTCTCTCTGTGATCTCATAGAAGATGTCAGAGAAAGAGAAGAAGTCACCGATGTTGACATTGATACCTTTGTCGACCAGGTCCCTGTATTGAATGTATACTTCGACTTTGAACTGAGTGTCAATACCAAACTTGTCGATCTTCGTGTCGTTCTGAAAGTTGCTGTCGACGAACGCATCAATGGCTATAGGATTGTCGTAGACCTTCTTCAACGCCTCGTTGTAGACGCCGTGGGTCTTCGTCTTCAGTTCCGAGATGGGATAGTAGTAGATCTTCTGGCCCACCACGTCCTTGATTATCTCTTTCGTGATGTCAGATATGAAGTTTATCTCTCTAGGAGTGATGAAAAGGCGTGCCATCGTTCATCATCCAATCTTAATCGCATGCCCCTTCGGCATCGGTACGTAGCGAAGTTGCTTGTTTAGTGACTCTGCTGCAGCAGCATCAGCCTCGAGGAGCTTTTGATGTGTGAGCTGCCCCAAAAATTCTTTCATTTGCGTGACGAGTTTATCCTTGTCCTCACGACCTTGACTCACGAGAGCCTCACCGTTGAGTTGCAGGTCTGCGTTTGGAATGGGAATGTTCTGGAACTTGGACCTAATGAGACCGAGAAGTTCACGTGCCAAAGCAAGGCAATACTGCCTAATCCATTGGCGACCTGGTTGATTTATCGTTGTAAACGGTATGTTTCCGAGAGGCATGTTCTGTGCACCAGAGACGCCGTATACGGTCTGATCGCCATAGGCCGAAGGTGACAGAGGATTCTGTGGCGGTAGAACCTTGCAATATAGTTTTCCTGTCTGCAAGTCTGTGACGGGTATCGGGTAGATCCTCAGCTTGCTTCCCATGATCTCATAGGAATAGTGTGACCTCCTCACCCTGAATGCAGACTCCAACATTCCTCTCCTGAGGACGTCCTCGAAGATTGGAAGGACGTAGAAGATCGAAGAGTTTACATAAGACTCATAGTTGAAGTTGGTGGCGAGGAAGTTGGTGATGTTGCTCGCGTTGAGGAGAAACTGTTGCGCAGCGAGAGGCTCCATGTGGAAGAGCTCCACGACGCGGAGCTTACCCTTCTGTCCCGTCAAATTGTCGTAGACATTGCTGCCAGAGACAATGTCCTTGAGGTCCCTATAAATGTCATAATCTTGCTGACCTGACACTAGGTCGAAATATCCGAATATTGCGTTCTCAGACCCACCCACGAAAGCGTTAGTGGCATAAGGCTCTGCCATTCTGAGTAGATACTCAAGCGAGCGCTGTGTGTATCGATTAGTCAGGTCAGCCGAGCCTGTCTGTGCTCCGAGGACGTTCGTCAGCTCGGAAACGATCTTTGTCTCGTGGATCAGACGTGAGTACTCGCACACTGCCTCTTCAAAGCACGCCCATATCTCCTTCTTCGTCAACTCGACAGAGAGAACATCGTCTCCAAGTTTGCGCTTGACGTACGTGACCATGGCGTCTGCCTCTGTCTGAAAGGCAGCGTCAGAATCGAAAAATCCAAATGGCGTCGGAGACACCGTGTTGACGAAAGTGGCCATGAACTACACCTATCCGTCGGATAAGTATGTATTCATCAAGGATTTGGTCTCAGCCGCCGTGAGCTTTTATGGCCCGCTCCTGACGCTCAGCGCCCGATCGACTACTGTGAGTACCGAGGCGGCGGCGCTTGCCGTTCTTCTTCTTGCTCTTAGTGTAGAGGCACCAGTCTTTTCCGCACTTGCGAATGATCTCTACTATCAGTTCGCGTAGGAGTGTTTCAGTCACTTACCGAACTTTTCCTTGAGAGAACCTGGATTTGCTGCGACAGTCTTCTTGAGGAAAGTGTCCTTCAGCGAACCAGCAACAGGAGGCGGAGGCGGTGCCTGCTCTACTTGAATCTTCTGTGGCGCGGGAGCAGCTACTTCAGACACAGCTTTCTGCTCAGGCCTCTGTTCAAACTTGATTGTAGAAACAGGCGGCACCGCTGGGCGTGACGCAACAACTGGGATGGCTGTGACAGTGACTTCTGGAACAGCAGCCTTGCGAACAACCTGGATTCT